CCACTGTTCCAAAGCTCACGATTGTGCTCTGATACAGGATCCTTACCACCAGTAGTAGTAAGTGAATTTTCAATATACCATCCACCAGGACCTTGGAATGCATGTGAATACATCTTTGCCCAGGGAATATCCTCCCCTTCTGGTGCTGGTAGGAAACGAATAACAGCATAACCATTACCAACTTTGTCTACCTCTGGTTTCCAGAGACGCTCATCGGCATTGGTATTTGAACTCATCTTCTCTACTTCCTTAACCAGTTTCTGGGTCAGCGAACCAAGAGAAGATTGCTTCTTTAAGTCTGAAAAAGACATTAGATTACCTCGGATTTAATTAGATTTGGCTTGTGTGTACCTCTTAATTTTACCTCTAAAACTATTCTTTGTCAATATGTTGTCTCATAAATGATACAGCTTTAGACATGTTGTTAAAAACAACATTCATGTCCATATCTTTAGGGACTCCCATATCAGCAGCAGATTCACTAATATTCTCCTTCAATTTTTGAGCTTCAGGATCATCAGATAAACTCAAACGAGTATACATGATCCTCTGTTTTTCAAGAAGTCTTTCAAGAATCTCAACATGATACTGCTGATCTTCTTTAGACATTGTTGCAAATTTAAAGACATTAGAATAAACTTCTTCTTGAAGTTCACTAATCTCTGCCATTTCAGCACGAACTACATCAGAGTGAAAAAAACTCATAGGACAATCTCTTTGAGGATTTTTTTATAATTGGGTACATTAATATTTAGGAAGGAAGAGTACTTTTTCATCTTAAGACTTACGGTTTCCCATACTGGGTCATTCAATTTTTTATCCCAGTCTTTCCTAAACTCCAGTATTCTATCACATATAACAAGAGTCTCTAGAGAGGTTTCCCCACCTAGATAACTCCTTAAAATAGGAGGGTGACCCTTAGCACAATCAAAGACTTCCTCGACATTCTTATCCTCAAAAAGAGTATTAACTTCCTCCTTAAAGGTATATGAAAGGGACTGTATCCTTTTCTTCCATTCAGTATACCTTCCCTCTCCTTCCTTAATCATCTCACCAATCCACATAGTTCCTGGATCAGTAGAATATATGAAATTAGATACAAAAAACTCTTCTATTTCCTTATCATCCTTCTGGCGTGCAAACTTTTCAAACCAAAATCTATCCTTCCTCTTATAAAAGGCTGCATTAGTTGCCCTAACCTTACCCCGATACTTATGATAATCATATTTTTCTTTGGTAAAATGGTTCTTTAATGCAAGATAACAACGATAAGCATCCGGTGCCATCATTTTTGCTCAATCAGTTGTGGTTGGCCTTTTATTATATTGAATGCAAGAGTAATTCTTTCTTTATTAGCCGTCTGTGGTTCTACATGATGTAAGACCTGAGAAGGGAATAATACCATAGTCCCATCTTTACCTTCATATGCAATATTATGCTCATCAAATATAGTGGGATGATTATGGTTCTGATGGTATATCACCCCTGAAAGAAATCCTGCATGATTATGTGTAGGATTATCATCTCCCTTATATGCAAAATTAGTCCAAATATCATAAGAATCAAAATGACCGTTCCATTTCCTCAAAGAAAATTCACGGTGCATTGCTCCCATTCCCCAATAACTTGCAGTTAGCCTTAATACCCATGCTAACCAATATGACTCTTCAATCATAGAAGGTGGAATAGAACATTGATACGAATTATGCTTCTTTCCATCCATAGCCATATATCCCACATTCTCATGAGATTTCAATTCTGCTAAAGGATGGTTTTTAGTCTTTTTACTATAATCTACCCATTGCTTTATTTCACCTCTTATTTGCTTAGGCATATCAAAGACTAAAACAGGACATCCCGACTTTAATCTTGTCATAGACATTATATCTTTCATTTCAAAAAAAGTAATAGAAGGATTTTTTGGCGGAGTTTTTTTGCGCCCTTTTTTGGAATAAAAAGTCGAATTTCCCCTCAGACAGGAAGTTTAGCACGAGAAGTCTTCTTCATAAAGTTTAACTCCAGTGCATCACATTTAATCTTCTCTTTTAATGGTTTAGATATAAGTTTAGGAACCGATTCTAAATCAAGACTATTCTGTTCACAAAAATGAACAATAGCATCAATATAATTCATCTCCTTATTAGCCAATACAAGCTTTTCAATCTCTTCTGCAAAACGAGCAGGACAGAAGAACTTACTCTCCAATACCTTTTCTAATTCATTCTCGGCCATTCTCTGCCCCAGTATTGTTAGATACAAATTTCTTAATATATCTCACTAATAACTTAATATAATCCCCTTTGTTTCTTTTGTCAAATACCTCTACTTCACCACCAGGTGTCACCATTAAGGTGATGAGTTTTTTAACAGGGATACCAGTTAGTTCGTAGTAAGCAGCAGCATAAAAAGTCTCCTGAACAAAATAGTTTTCCAACCATTTCTCAGGCTTAATCTTTTCAGATGTTTTAAAATCTATTACTGCTAATTCACCCTCATATTCACCTATACAATCAACTCTTCCAGCAAGACCAAGGTACTCGGAGTAAAGGGTTCTTTCTATAGCATGTATATTATTTATCTTGTCCAGATATGGCTTAGCATGATGAAACATAAACTTAGTGAGTGGTTTAAATTCCCCCCAATCCATCTCCAAGTTCATCAAATACGCTTGGGCCGCTTCATGGAAATCCGTACCACGCGAGGTGGCTTTCTTCGTGATCCTGTTCGCCTCCTCAATACCGACCCTCTTCCTCCACTTGACAAAAATTTCTCTGTTATAGAAACCAGTAACTGAAGTGATAGAAGGAACCCAATTGCCATCTGGGAGTTGATAAAGTCGGCAACCTGGTGTCTCTTTTTTAGTAAGTTCAATGTCACCAAGATAATTACAATGATTAAAGGTCATAAACCAAGTTCTAATTTAGCAAGAATGTATTCCTTGACCAATCCGGAGCGAACAATATCTTCTACTCCAAACTCAATGACTTCCATGGATGACATCAGACGAAGAATCCTCATGAAATCAACGATACCATTCCTCTCATTCTCCCTTGTAAGGTCAGTCTGAGTAGCATCACCACAGAACATAATCTTTGAGTCTTGACCAACTCTTGTCATTATACTATCAAGTTCGTGATAATTCAAGTTTTGATATTCATCTACTACAATAATAGACTTATCAAAAGTTGTTCCCCTAATAAATGAGGTGCTCCAGAAGTCAATAGTATCCTGTGCTTTAAGATTTCCATAAAGCATCCCAAAATCTGCTTCTGTGGGCATCTCAAACATATACTTCACCATAGCCTTGTAAGGTAGCTGATAAAGTGTGGACTTATCTTCATGATCACCAGGAAGGAAACCAATTTCCCTAGTAGCAACAAGACTCCTAACAATATATATTTTCTCGTAAGGAGTTTCTGGGTCCAGGACATCTTTAAGTGCATTGTAAAGTGTAATAAAAGTTTTACCTGTACCAGCACAACCATAGGCAACAATATTTTTATTTTCTGCATATGCATTAAATAAAAGTTGCTGATTAGGAGTGAGGGGTTCTATGTCCCTCAACATATCACTATTAATTGGTTTCTTTCTTTTCATCTGCTTTGCCGTCATTCCGACACCTATTGGTTGATCTGTTTTCTTTTTACGTGGCATAAAATTAAATTGGTCTTACATTAGACTTAGGAGCTTTGGATGCTTTATAAAGAACATCATTCCATCCAGGATGAGATTTTATCAATCTATCATATATCTCTCCAACTTCTCCAACTCCAGGCATTGTAGTGGGATCCGACCAATCTCGATCCCAATCAATGTTTTCCTTTCTCCACTGATCCCACTCAGAAATACTCATCTTAATTTCTTTTTGTTCACCAGTTTCTTTGTTAATAACAGGATAGGTAGGCATACAATTCTTAATAATGTTTATGTGTATTTAGTTAATAAGGATAGAAGGAGCATCTTCACACTCTGGACAATCCTTCTGAAGTTCCCATCCAAGTGCCTCAGCAACAGTTGGAAACTGACATATAAAAAGACATCTTATTGCTTCTACAATGTTCATGTGTTCCTTCTGAGTGCCATGTGCAGACCTCAAATCAATATAATGTATCCATGATCGAATACTACCAGTCATATAAAGTCGGGTAGGAGTAGCAAGAGGTAATACAAATCGAGCACACTCTTTGGCAACACCATTAGCTAACATATCTTTATACAACCACATGGCATTCTCAAAATGTTTTTGAATTCCTATACGATAATCACGTATAAGTTTGGGATCCAAATCATCTGTAGAATTCTGACGATTCTTCTCATCCTGCCTTCTCAGTTCAGGAATAGGTATAGTCTCATCCAACAAACTACTATCAGCATACCTCTGAGAGAACTCCTGATAGGTGAAGGAGCGGTGCCGTAGGATCTGTGCAGCAAGGCCTCTGGTAGTATTGATCTCTACCGTCATATGGGCTTGCTCAAAGACGCTCCAGTGCCCATGCTTAATACAATACCTTAACAGACCGGCAAACTTATCATTGTCTTGATTCTTAGGGTTACTCACGCGAGCAACATAAGCCATGTGCTTCTCCGCATCAGGAGTAACACTGACTAATTTAATCGGGGTATCCGTCGTCGTCATCAAAGACCTCATCGTAATCAGCAATTTGTGGAGTTAACTCTTTGTAAGTCTCATACTTATATGCCTCAACATCCGAATGAACTTCAGATTCTAATGCATCTACAAGAGACTTCATGTTCCGAACAATAAGTTTTAATTTTTCCTTGTCCATAACAGCCCTTTTCCATTTAATTATAATACAAAAAAAGCAGGGTGTAAAGACCCTGCTTTTAAATCAAGTAAGATTCAGCTCACCGCGCACACACAGTCTTAGACTCTGTATGCTTAATGCCCCTGTAAACGAGTTCAGAGACATGCTTCTGACAGCTTTTGCTATCATTGGTATCATATTTGATACCCCTGTAAGTGACTTTTGCCATGATTTTTACTCCTAAAGTAGTTGGATTTTAAGGCCCGTTCCTTTAATCGTTTGCGTCCTATGATTTAAAACATGCAGGATCAGTTCCGTCCTTAAGTGTTTCCACTATTTCTTGCTTCAACTTTTCACTGATATCGGGGAATTTCATATCCGCCTTCAGCCAATTATAGTCCTCACATGACATGAGTCCTGTAGATGTAGAAGCAATTAGAACTGGTAGTAGCAAGTTAAACATAAGATGAACGCTCCGTTCCGCGACTTACTTGCGCCTCTAATGAGGTGAACGATATGTGCATTGTAACACATAGTATAGTATATAGTCAAATGTGTATCAGTTACTACATTTTGGTATAAGACTGATACAAAAAATTGTTAATTTTTATAAATCTTCTTTCCTTTAACTATCCTTCCTTTACCATTTTCATCCCAAAATTTAATACCATATATTCTACTATCATATCTAACAGAACTACATTCTTCTTTAAAGGATCTCATTTTTTCCTTTTCTTGAAATTCGTTTTCCATCTCTTCCTCAGATTTTTTCATTGCAATCTCTCTGCTATACCAGCTGCATGTTTGTTTGCCTCACAAAGTTTCTGCACCCATATCCTCTCTGCTAAAGTCACAGGACGATCAAGTTTCATCCTACAACATATCTCAGTAAGACGTAACCTGTAATCTTTGCTTAACATTTTCAATTGCTCTAGGTAAAATTTCGTATTCTCTTTGTTGAATAACTTTAGTTAAAGACTGAACCGTATCATGGGGAAAGATATGAACTTCAGCTTGACATATTATATCACCAGAGTCAAGTTCTTCTGTCACATAATGGGCGGTACACCCAGTGGTATCATCACCACTCTCTAAAGCCTGTTCCACAGCATGCAGTCCCTTATACTTTGGAAGTAATGATGGATGAATATTAATAATCCTATCTGGAAATGCATTAATAAGTTTAGGTGATATTATTCTCATCCAACCAGCGAGAACAATAAGATCAACCTTCCATGCTTTCATTACATCAATTATCACTTCTTCATTCTTACTCTTAATATGAGTATATGGTATACCCAATTTACCAGATCTCTTGGCAGCACCACACTTCTCTTTGTTGTGGACCATAACCACAACTTCATCCTCTCTACAAGTCCTAACAATATTCTCAAAGTTTGTGCCGTTGCCACTGCACATAACCCCTATCCTCATTTTTTAGTCCTCCTGAAGATACTCCTCATATTGATTTAGCTGATCTTGCGTCCACTCCTTTCTATAACTTTCCCCCAATGCTCCACCTAATAAAGTAACACTAATACCATTAAATGATTTAACTTCTACATTATTCTTCTCACCTGGTTTTAGTTTAGGAATTATTCTTTCTTTAATGAGACGCTCCACTTGCTTCCTATCCATTCCAGCCATATTCCTACAATTATCCAAACAAATTAAAATACATTCATCATCAGTCCAAGGCACTTGCTTCTGAAATTTCTTATCATCACCCTCTGGATAATAGAATTGAATCTTCAGACCAATCTCCTTCATACTCATTTCAATGGCTTTCCATGTCTATCAAGAAGTCTTACCTGATTAAGATTAGACTTCTGCTTTTTTTTAATCTTTTTATATTCTTTAATAAGTTTATCTACTTCATCATTAGGAATGTTAACTTTTAATTCTTCATCATCTTTTTTAACAAATCCAAGACCGCCAGCCTCCTGTTCTGAAGAATCTACATAATCATTAATAACATCCTGAATCTCATCACGAATGATTTCATTCACTTGATCTCTCAGTTTATCACTCATTTTCTTTTCTTCTTTTTCTCAGCTTGCTTATACCCCCACTGCGAAGGATTAATTGTTCCATATCCCCATTCAATTCTCTTTAATTCTTTTCCATATCTATCATAATACATATCAAAAATATTAGATTGTTTTCCCGAACGAGTTACATCTAACAACTCCTTCCCCTCTACATTATACCATACCAGATATCCATCCCTAGGAAGAGATCTATCCTTAGCTTTCGCAAGGGTAGTTTTCTCTAATAAAATCTGGCAGGAATAATCGGAGGGATTAATTTTATTTT